CCTTACAGGTTAAGAAATAATACAGCGCCGATGACAAGCCCGGCGCAAACGCCAAGGCTGATCTGGATCAATGCGGCCCTGACTTGCTGGCGAATTGCTTTGCTTTGGCGGCGTGTCACTATGCTGCCTCCTCTTCGCGCTCTTCAAATATCTCCCAAAGGCGAGCGCATATGCGAGCGTTTATCTCGCCATATGCCATAATGCAGGCAATCTCGTCATATGACTTACCATGCTCGCCACCGTAGCATTCAGAGAAGAAATCTTCGCCTTGGTCAATGTTGCAGTTTTGGCAAACGGCATGGGCTTTGGCGTAATAGATGACATATTCGGAGCCGTCAGCGCTTTCATGCGCCCAATCTATAGCCTGCTCAATGTCGCTGGCGTCGCGTGCAATCTCTTCGGCAATGTCGTTGCAGTATTGTGTGAGGTCATAATCTTGCATTGTCTTACTCCATGTTTGTTTGTGTTGTGCTTACTGTATATGTGTAGCATATGCGCTGCGCAATAGTGACGTTACGTCACAAACTGATTTACTTACCCACAACACACGGAGCGCGACACTGACACACCGGCGCGCTCGCGTATCGCATTGGCTGGTCATGTGTCAAGATTGGGGCAGGAATGTGGCAACAATGTGGCAGCGCTTGATGTGGTACATAGATACCACAATGCTTAACATGTTAAACAAATGCTTGCTTATATAAGGTGACGCTTATGATTTACCCCCCCCGGTCAAGGATTTGCCGGGTAGTGTTATTATTATACAATTCACACACACGGGTGCCACCCCACCCCACCCCTTGCAATTCACACCCCAAACAATGTAAAAAAATATAAAATTGGAGTGAGACAAATGGCAGGCAAAGCATTACGCAGGCGCATACTCGACGACATCAAGAAGCAGGGCGGCGCAGAGTACATTTTTGACCAAGTGGCATCGGGCAAGACTATGACCCAGCTCGCAGCAGACTATGGGTGCAGCCGCCAGTATTTCAGCACATCAATTAACTCCATCCCTGAGTATGCTTCTGTGCTGGTTAAGGCAAAGCAAGAGGCGGCAGACGCGTTGGTTGAGGAGGGCTTGGGCATGGTTGACGCGCTTGACGGTGCAAGCACCACGTCGGAGATTGCGGCCACGCGTGAGAAGGTGCAGTGGCGCAAGTTTATGGCTGGCTCGTACAATCAGGAGCGTTACGGCAGCAGACCCCAGACAAACGTGACCATATCTGTGAGTGACATGCACTTAGACGCGCTGCGCAAAGTTAATTCTGATCTTGCCGCGATTGATGCTGAGGATCGGCAGCGCGAGGCCCACGCGATTGACGTTGATTATGAGGATGTCACGGATGAGCAATGATAATCCGCTTGAGGAGTTTGTGCTGCGTTACCGCGATGACCCTGCGTTATTTGTGACGGAAGTGCTTGGCGCAACGCCATACGACTATCAGGCTGAGTTTTTGAACGCGCTGGCAAATGGCGAGCGCAAGATGAGCGTGCGCAGTGGACACGGCACGGGTAAGTCCACGACTGCATCATGGGCTATGCTTTGGTTTGTTCTGCTGCGTTTTCCGAATAAGGTTGTGGTTACGGCCCCCACGTCCGGCCAGTTGTTTGACGCATTGTTTGCGGAACTCAAGCGCTGGATTAATGAGCTGCCGGATCAGCTTAAAGTGTTGCTTACGGTTAAGTCAGACAGGGTTGAGCTAATGGCTGCTCCGAGTGAGGCATTTATTTCGGCTAGAACAAGCCGGGCAGAAACGCCGGAAGCGTTGGCTGGAGTACACTCGGAGAATGTGCTTCTGGTTGTGGACGAGGCTTCTGGTGTGCCTGAGAAAGTGTTTGAGGCTGCTGCTGGGTCAATGTCTGGCCACTCCGCGACTACGATTTTATTGAGCAACCCGACACGCTCATCTGGCACGTTTTTTGAGAGCCAGACGCGCATGGCATCTAGCTGGTGGACTAGGCGCTGGTCGTGCGTGGATAGCCCGCTTGTGTCTGACGAGTTTGTTGACGAGATGCGTTCAAGGTATGGCGAGGATAGCAATGCGTTTCGCATTCGTGTGCTTGGCGAGTTTCCAATGGCGGATGACGACACGATCATTCCGTTTCACTTGGTTGAAAGCGCCATTCGCCGCGATATTGAGGTTACGCCTGACGAGAAGCCTATTTGGGGTTTGGACGTGGCCCGGTTTGGCGCGGATAAAACTGCGCTTTGTAAGCGGTATGGCAATGTTGTGACTGAGATTACGTCATGGCAAGGCTTGGATTTGATGCAGACTGTCGGGCGTGTGATGGCCGAATACGAAGGCTTGCCGCCTTCTATGCGGCCAAAGGAAATACTTGTTGACAGTATTGGCGTTGGCGGCGGTGTTGTCGACAGGTTGCGCGAGCTTGGCGCTCCTGTGCGCGGTATTAATGTTGGCGAGGCCCCTGCCATGGGCAGCACATACATGAACCTACGCGCAGAACTTTGGTTTAAAACAAAAGGTTGGCTAGAGGACAGGTCATGCAAGCTACCGAACGACGATCAATTGCTGGCAGAGCTGACTGCGATACGTTACGGCTTTACTCCCGGCGGAAAGATGAAGGCCGAGAGTAAAGATGAGATGCGCAAGCGTGGGCTTCGCTCTCCTGACCTTGCTGACGCGTTGTGTTTGACGATGGCCAGTGATGCTGCAACTGCATTGTCTGGTTCCATGTCAAGCTGGAAGCAAACTATTAAACGTAACTTAAAAGGTATTGCATGAAGCAGGTTCCGTTTCACAAACTATCGCCTAAGATGAAAAACATTCGCATGAACCAGTGGATCAAAACGTATATTGGCAAAGGATTGAGTTTGGAGGATGCGCAGTATGCAGCAAGGTGGCGTGCTGGACATTGGAAGCTAAACCACCGTATGCAGAAGGTTATGGATGATTTAGGTGAACTGTGATATTGCGGGAAATACCCCCTGCATAGCCTTTGTCAAATAAATGTGCTAATGTGCAGAAAAATGAGGATTGATGATATGACTCCATGTAAAGGTTGCCCCACCCCCGCCGCTTGCAAACGTGCTGGCACTTGTTTGAAGAAAAAATACGGGAAGTAGGTTATGGGCATTTTTGATTTTCTATCCGACTTATCAAAAGCGCGCACAAAAGATGAGCTTGGCCTTGGCGGCATGAGGTCACTTCTTGGCACACGCGGCGCTGCTCCGGACAGCAAGCGCGGTGAAGAGATGATGCGCCGCACCTCAACTGATAATCTGCCGGGCTACTTTGATCCAGAGACACGCGAGTATGTGCCGTGGTATGTTGATTTGTTTGACGGCGGTGGATTGAATAAGTCAGAAGGTTTGCTTGCCAGCGACGCGCAAAAAACGCCTTCTGCTGTTGATATGTTAAAAACAAGCAGCGCTCCTGTTCAGCGCGCATCCCAGATGGCACCGGGTTTAGGCAGCCAGCTTTCTGACATGGAAATGGCGAACCGTAATCGTGTTGGCGTTGACCCACGCAATCTTGGCGGCTCTGAAGGCTATGGTCCTTTGTCAGCGCGTGACCCACGCAATCTTGGCGGTTCTGAGGGCTATGGTCCTATTCCGGCTTATGCCTCAACACAGCAAGGAATTTTGCCGCAAGATTATGCTCCAGCAGAAAGATACGCATCATCGCAGCAAGGCGTCATGCCACAAATGCAAGACAACATGCCTGTTTCAACGCCAGCCCCTCGCGAGTCCACACTAAACACTTTGCGTGAAAATGTTTATAGTGTTGGTCCAATTGAGGCTATGATAAACGCTTACAATAATCGGCCAGACATTCCACTGACCCAACCTTTTGCGGGCAGAGAAGACACACCACGCTTGAGCGAAATGCAGCCGCCCATGATGCAGCACCCTGCGTTCCCGCAGTTTGTTGATATTATGAAAAGAATGGGCAACGAGTCTGTATTGCAGAACCCAGAGCAAGCCTCATTTGTATTTAACAATTATCTCAAGCAGATAGGTTACAATTAATGGCAATCACAACTTACGCAGAGCTGCAATCTAACGTCACGGATTTTCTGAACCGTGATGACTTGGCTTCAGTTACTCCAACATTTATTTCGTTGGCTGAGGCTGACATGCAGCGTCAGGTGCGTCATTGGCGGCAAGAGAAGCGCAGCACTGCGGAGCTTGACACGCAGTACAGCGCAATCCCTGTTGACTTTCTTGAGGCTATTCG